CTTAACACTTTCGTCAAACCACCATCATCGTCACCATCGTCGCCATGCACAATAGCATTAAAAATCTTGGTGATCTTAGCCTGATCTGGCACTTCGATTTTATCCCACAAATTGTGACGCAATCGAAGCAGCTTTTCTAGCATTTCCCCATTAGCATTGCCTTCTTTATCAGCAATCATAGGCGTAGGCTTTCCACCATTAGCTAAAAATTTACTAGTTTTATAGCTATTTTGTCGACCCTGTTTTAAAACTTGCAGCTCATAAGTAAAACCAGCATTTTCGTCAAAGAAAATGCCATATGCCTGCGGGTCATCTGGATCACCGGAGTCTTCTTTCATAAGAGTAGATGTCCACTGATCAAACAAAGTCTTAGAAGCATTGAAAAACTTGACTTTACCTCTAAGGTCTTCAGGATTGCCCTTATAATTGGTGAAGTAAATATTCACCATGTTATACTGGGTCGGCATATATTGGCGAATCACCTCTCTTCTAGCTGTTTCATCACTCCTGTATTTGTCTTCTTTTAACAAATCAAAACCAAACTGGCAGACTTTGCATGTTTCGCCTTCCCAAACTCTTGGGCATGGATATGGTTTGTCTTGAATCCAGTGATTCGCATGCGACAAAAAGAACTGTTCCATCGATTTTTCGACGGTGCCTGATTTCAGCTCATCACCTTTAAACAAAGGTGGCAAAATATAAAATCTGTACTTGATCGGCTCAGTCGTACTATTAGCTTTTTCTGGTTTGAACTCATCTGGGTCGTTAAACTTACCAGACATAGTTTTCTTCAGCTTGGCGCGAATCGCATTAATATCATACTTGCTCATAATTTTTCCTCGGAGTTTGTCTACCCTTGTAGACTTTGGTAAGGGTACTGGACCTCAGCTTAACTAACATCTCTCTCGCCTTTCTTTAATCCAATTAAAGAACGGCTAATTTCATGCTTCATCTCAATAGCTTTTAACATATGATAAACTTTACCGGCTTTCATATGGGCCTGAGCTAATAGTGCATCTGCTTTGACCAAAGGCGGATTAGCCTCTAAAATCAATTTTTGTTGCTCTACACTTATTCTAACATTATTAGCTTTAGCCTCCTCTTGAACCTGTTCAATTGCCTCACCCTTTCTAATTTTTAGCTTTCTTTCTGCTATTGAGACAGCCGCTCTCAATTCAGAATAAATCGAAGCCCAAAATGCATATTGAGAGGGGGTTTCCATCATCTGTTCTTCTAATATATCCATATCGATAGTCAAATCAGGCAAGATATCAACCTCAATATATTGCGTTTTTGACTCATCACTTGGGACATTTATCTTTACCTTGAATCTAAATAGCTCGGAATTAGCTAATTCTTTAGGAACATTAGCTTCAATCCACGGCGGTAAATTGTTGTCTGAAGGAATTTTATTCATATGACACTATTTTGGGAGCCACGCCGTCTTATCAAAAGATTTTTCATCAAGACTAATAGTTTGTTCATTAGTCTCTTCACTAACTGGCGGACTCCACGCACCTTTATTAAATACTTTTGTAGCTTCTTCAGAAACATTAGTATTATTACTGTTATTGAAATGTTTATCTTCAGGTTTTTGTTTAAACCAAGCACCCCTATCAAAAGTAGGTTTAGATTGTTGTTGCAATTGAGCAAGCATATTACTCTTTTTATGATACTCAAATGCCTTACGCTTTACCTTCTCAATCTTAGATTGTTTTCTCTTTTTTCTACGCGCAGACTTAGCCGCTAACTTGTTGCGCATCTTGTTTTTATCTTTTTTGGGCATTACCTATATGTCCTAAAGGTTTTAAGTTTTTTCCATCTTTTGCCAACACTCACGTTCAAAGGAAATACCGGATTTTCCTTTATAATTCCTTCAAAAGGTTGTCTCATAATAGACGCGACAATTTCAACAATAGATTTTATTTCTTTTTGATCTAGTGAAGATGACATAACTAAACAATCATGAATTTCCCCAACAAGCTTGGTAGGTAATTTTTCCCATACTCTTCTAATTGTCAATTGCATAGCATGAGCGACCGACCCTTGCATGACACCATTTAAAACAGCCAATTCATTTTTCGACCTTGACAGCTTAAATTTCCTTTGCAACATAGTTTCTAAAGGCTTTCCTTCACCAATTAGTTTTTTACAATTACTAATCCATCCACCAAGCTCAGGGTATACCTTAGATAATGCTATACTTCTTATATCCATAGAATTTATCGATTTAAGTAAGTATAATTTACTTTCTTCTCTAGTGATTTTATCGTCGCTGTCAGCATTTACAATGTCCATCATTAAATTATATGGGTCAGAGTTGGTAAAGGACTGATTTAAAATCCCATCACCGGACATATATGATGCTACCCTAATATCTGCGCAAATCCAATCAAAATGAATTAAAATATCTGACTCATTGCCATGATCTGGGGTTACATGAAATTCTTCATGTAACCCTTGTAAATTAAAACCGGTAGTTTTACTTCTACCAGAAAATGTCTTCATCGACCATTGTGGATACATCGGCATATCATTAACAGATAAGCCGTTGTTTTCTAAATCTTGGTATACAACAGCTGCTTGTGCCATTATATTCTGGTATGCTTTGGTAGATTTTTTAGATATCTTGTCTAAAACTTGCTTGATTATTTTATGATCTTTAGAGATACTATTGGATGTTGGTATTTCTGGAAGGTGTAGATCATAAACATTATACTTTCGAGCATCCAGAGGTAAATTTAAGGCAACCAGTAAGCTCTTAAAATCAGAAGTGATTATCTTAACATCTTCATCATTAGCTTTAACAATAATCTTCTTAAATATCTTTAACGTAGTTTCGATTTTTTTGATGGTTTTGCCAGCGCCAGGTCTATATAACTCGCAAACCTTTACATTGCCGCCATCTTTTATGCCTATACAACAAGGCCGTTTGTTTTTGTTATAAAGCGCAAATACAGACAAAGATGACATATGAAACTAATACAATCGAGTAAGCAGTAAAAGCATTGGTCATTTCTTGAACATAAACCAAGATCTGCTACCCTTATAGTTTTCTGGCTCCGCACTACCAGGAAATGGCCTATCATATACAATATTATATTCGTGCGACACTTCTTCAGCAAAGCATTGTACGGCTTTTATAGATGAATCTGTTTCAGCCATTTGGCCTGAAGTTATAACCCAGTCAAAGAGTCTGCCAGCTATCATCCCGCCCGGTTTGATGTTAGACCACCAAACTCTTGTTATATTTAAATAATCCTCGTACTCCAAACCAGCGTCAATATAAACGTAACATATACTATTTGCCGCAAATAATGAAGCTGCTTCTTTTGCTTCCATCTTCAGCGGTATACAACGCTGTCCATATTTAAAAAGACGATTTATACAGCTTAGATAATCTTCGTAATTGCTTAAATCTGACTTTCTCGGATGTTGCCAATAATCTATAGCCCAGATTCTCTTTAGCTTACTTTCGAGTAGCAAAGCTTCTGCGCCTGCTCCTCTATATGCTCCTACCTCTATGCCGTTTTCATATCCCAGTTTACGTAAACTATCATGCAAATCGAGTTTACTTTTTATCTTTTTTAGATCCATTATCTTTTTTAGATCCATTATCTTTTTTCTCTTGCACAAAATATTTAGTCTTGGGGTCGTGCTTGCCTCCTTTTTTCAATTGTGTATTAATGTGGTCGACTTCACCGGCTACTCGATATTCACCATATGGGTCATCGTTATTTAGCTTAAATCTGTTCATGTCTCTCTTAGCACCAGCTTTATCTAAAAAACCATAGCCCCTTATGAAACTATGATGATCTGTGCCATACATAGTTTTTTCACAATTAGTACTACTACATCTAGGGCACTTTCTTGCTTCTAATAATTCCTTTTCAGAAGCTTGAATAGAATGCGACGTTTCGAAAATAACTAAAGACTCATACAACTCAGGTGGTAATTGTTTATCACCTGAGTTGTCTTCAAACAATTGTTCTTTGTGGTCTTTGTAAGCTTTTTTCTTACATTTTAGACATTCGTAGTTATATCTAGGCATTATTCTACAACTTCAAATTCAACATTGTTGGGTAATTTACAAATTAAATGGCGTTCACTTATAATTACCACTTTTCTGCCCTGGTAGTGGCCATCGCTTGGCTGTAAAGTAGCAACAACGCTATTGCCAAACATCACATAGTCACCAAGTTGAGCAGATAATTCCAATCTACCGCCTTGACCATCACCCATGCCGGTCCCGCGACCGATAATGATACCTTCGTTTTTAAACTGACTATCTGTTCCGACTAGCTCAATTGACGTCTCAATTTCTGTTTGCAAAAGCGCAACATAGTCATTAAAGCAGTCGACAGGCTTGATCTCTATAATTTTACCTGTGACTGGTTTTGAAGTCTTCGGCAGCAAAGGTTCTTTGGCTGGAGCTTCATTCGCGATTTCGTCTGTTAATTTTTTAGACTTCGGGATACTCATAATTAATCCTTAGGGAATTGGTTTTTATTTAATTACTAATGTAAAAATTAAAAACGATTACTCAATATCGTTCATTTTCATATTAGGATCGTCAACTATTTTGACTTTTGTTTTGCGTTTTGGGATCGCTGGAGAGTTACCTACCTTGACTTGCATTGCCGACCCATCTGGGCATAATTTAAAACCAGTACGTCGGATAGTTTCTGCCATAGTCTGAGAAACTTCCACATCAATTACAACTCTCAATTTCATAGTAACTCCCGTACTTGCATTTTGTCGTATTCTATTTCGCACTCTATCCGCTTATGCTTTGGGCCATTACGGTTCTTAGCAATAAAGAAATTAATTCTTGGATGCGGCAACGCTTTTCTATCTGTATCATTTTGATTAAGGCTAACAACATAATCTAAAGAAAATTGCTTAGCAAAACTTTCAGCAACCTGATCCAAGTCAGCCATCCCATCCCCCATCGCACCACCCCTATTAGTCTGAGTAGCGGTGAACACCAAAACGTCTTCATTTTTAGCTAAACCGCGAACTTCATTAGCTACATGCTTTTGCCTATCATAGTCTTTTTTGTTCATTTCCGGAACACGACTAATCATCAAATCCATATAATCTAATATTACTACATCCGGTTTCCAGCCCTTAGTTCGTTTTAAATTGTCCAATAGAGCATAAATATTGCTAACACTGCACTCATCTGGTGCCCATTCATAAATAGCAAACTTCTTTTTATATGTACGTTCCATCTGCCTAACAGTGCGCCTAATATACTCCTGCTTTTCTATAACAGAACTAAGAGGTATGCCAGTAGCAGTGCCTAAACATCGCAAAGCAGTTTTAATAGCATCAAGCTCGAATGTTATTAATAAAACATCCTGCCCGACTTCACCATTATGTTCACCCCTTAAAGAAGCTATGGCGTTATTACATAACATAATTGACTTGCCAACATTCGTTCCCGCAAGCCAACATAACACTTCTTTTTTAGACGGCCCACCATTATTTAGAAACTTATCTAATTTAGGAAACCCAGTAGTGCGATGGTCAATCGCGTTCTCTTGAAACAATAGCTCTAAATTTTCAAAAAACCAAAATCCGCTATCAGACACATCTGCGATGCGATTAGCCTGCATAACAAGTTCTTCTAAATACTGGTAGTTTCCCATTCTGTAAGCTTCTAATGCTTCTTCGCTATAAAGAAGCCCGAACTGCCTATCTTTAGCCCATTTTAGTAATGTATCCTTTACTAAAGGTATTTCTCTAGGATTGGACTTACGCTGCACCAAGCCCAATACTTCTTCAAATGGGTCATCTTCCGTTATTTTGCTAGTAATAATATCATGTAAAATGCCTCTCGTTGGTACTGTGCCAAATTTTTCATAAGCATTTAAAATCTCACCGACCACCCACTGGCATTCCAGTTGTTTAAACATACGCGGATTTAAAAACCCACTAACAGCCGTAAAAAACTGTGGGTGATCAAGAGCTAAGGATATAATAGCCTGCTCTTCATATGGACCAAAAGGCTGACTAATTTCTGCGGACTCTTCTTCTGCTTTAGCTAAAATATCTAATGTGTTCATAAATTAATCTTCATCAAGTAAATTGTCGGAATCAGCGCCATCACCATCTAAAATAGGATCATGCTCTTCATCAACATCAGTAGCCTGAATCTCAAATTTTTTAGATATTTCTTCATAAAGATCTTTTTTAATAGCGGACATCAATTCATTATTAGCCAACAAACTTTGAACAGCTTTATTAGCGCCATTTCCAAATTTGTCTCCCTTAAAGCTGTACCAACTTCCGCTTTTGCTAA